AGTTACTGTCACGGGAACGTTCGGCGAATAGCCGAAGTCGTCGGCAGCGGACACAAGGTCTTGTTAATATGTGAAAGGTGATTTAACATGCAAAACACAACACTAGCTGAAGTTATCAATGAACTTCAACAACAATATGAATCAGTTGGTAATATCCCAGTAAAGATACTTGAAAACGAATTATCACTTGTTTTGGTTTATGAGCAGACTCCATCTAATAATGTGTCTTATATTGTTGGTACGCATTTTGAAACGCCAAACGGTACAAGATTATTTTATGTAATAGATGATATCGGTAGTAGGATGGCACTTGGTTCTGTTTCTGATGCTGATAAAAGAGCGCGGCGCTTTACTAAAGATGAAGCAATGATAATTTCAGATAAATTAAATGCTTCAATACCGCATTTTATTTTTAATATTGTACCGGTGGTAAAAACTTATGATTAAACGCAATATTTACTATGTACCAATTGACATTCAACTGATGGTCAATAAGGACAGACGTGTCATGTACACACGGGATGCGACAATTTCGCGTGTATCAAGTTATCTAAACTTAGATCGCAGCACTGCAAAATTGCTAATTGAAGATACGGCAAATATCTTCAAGGTTCGTATCTAGCACTGGATGAAAAAGCATGCCTAAAAACAAATTAATTACTGTCTTAATTCGGTATGAAACACTTACCGGAAAACAACACAATCTATATGAACGCGTACTGCGAGACGCTGACGTACAAGGGGCCTTGGTGCGATTAAAAACCGCTGTTAAACTCCAAGGTGGTAAACAAATAGGAGATGAAATTATCTATCATGGCTAAGTTATTATTGAATGAATTTATTGCAATTGCTAAGGCAAACAAGAACTCACCATTGTTACGTGCGATTAATTACAACGTTGCAAACGGTTTGGTTGGTGCTACTGACCGTTATCGTATGCTAGTTGCTGAAACAGCAGTGGCAGCAGACATGACAATTTCAATTGACACTGGTTTACCAGTATCGGATCAATATCCTGATTTAAAGCGCATTATGCCAACTGGTACGACAACACAATTCAAAGTTAATCCTATGAGTAACTGGAAAATGATTAAGTCATGGGAATCGCAAGAAGTACCATTTTTGGAGATTAACAACGGAACCGTATTATTTGCTGGAATTGAAATTGCAAGGGCTGACATGGTCCTAAATGAAAAAATTCATATGAATCCAAAGTATTTTTACGAAATGCTGAATTTCATGTACAAGGTAGATAAGTTTTCAGATAATTGGACACTTACAATCAAGGATGCCATTTCACCTATCATGGTCAATAACGCAAACTATCACTACGTACTCACACCAGTAAGGACATTTTAAATGAAAGCTAAATACTATCTACAGGAAGGACAGACAACGGTAACACTATACAAGTATTACCTGCTTAAAATATTTGCTATTCCTATCTACACGATGTCACGGATGCAGTATATCCAAATGGAAACTGTGTTGTTTACGAATGATCGCATTATTCAACACATCACTGAAAACTATTTATAATAAAAATAAGTATTTGACAATAAATAACACTTATCTTATAATTAACATATGTTGATGAAAGGAGGCCGGATAAAATGAGCCAAAAAACACTGACGTTTGTTCCGCAGCAAGATATTCTGGCAGAGATGAAGGCTATCCAAGATTCTTCAGATATTAAGCCGACGATGACAAGTATCGTCAACTCACTATTACGCAAAGGGCTGGACGCCCAGAAAGAGGTTTCACTATGATTAAGTTGTCTAACATGAAGTTTGGTTCATACAAGATTTCAACTACTAAGGGTGGTTCACGTTTTATCACATTGAAGTTTGCTAACCCAATGACGGAAGCGCAAGTGCAATTCTTCAACATTGACGATGAAGGACGTCGTGCTGAAATTGTTTCATCAACGAACAGTAACGTGACGTTTGATGAAGCTGGTATCATCTCAGTTAATCCTGATTGGGTAACTGATTTGTACCAACACAATGGTCAAAACGGCGTGTACTTCTCATTTGAAGAAGGTTACAAGTACAAGGAATACGAATTTGTTCCATTCTCAGTTGCACGTGCTAATTCTAACATTACGGTAACAGCTGCCTTAGCAATGGATGAAGAAAAGTCATTTGTTGTTGAATGGACGTCTGCTACATCAGGTGAGCACCGAGGTGCACGATTCATCAACACGCGTGTTGTAAATGGTGAATTGAAGTTGGATGCGGAGCGCTTTATGGATAATGTCAATGCATTGGCACCTGCCTTTGGATTAGATCCAGATGAAGTTGCATCACAAATTTTGTCAGGTACACCATTTATGCCAGTTACGGCTAAGGTATCTGCTAAGATTAACAAGTCATACAAGGGTGACAAGACTTACCTAACGTTTGAACGTATCGTTGAAGAAGATTAATAAATATGATATATTTAAGACACTGATTAACGTCAGTGTCTTTTTCATTGTTTAAATTTAATTGGAGGATAATGCAATGCCAGAAGATTTTGATGATTTGCAACGTGATGCAGTTCCTGACACACTCGCCCAAAATGGTGATACGACGCCAGAAGCTGGTTACGCGCAAGAATATACGGAACCTGAGACACGCCAAAACGAACAAACATGGGTTGGTGCTGGAGATGATACGCAAGTTTATACAGATGGTGCTAATCCACGTCGTACGCCTGGCTTCGGTATTGGACGCGACTTGTTTTAATTAAGAAAGGAAAATATAAATGCTATTAAGTGATATTGATTTTGAAAATCCAAACGTGGATGACCAAATCGAAGCTGTGCTGTCACGTCTTGATGGTGTGATGGATGCAACGACATCAGAAAACTTTGGACCTGATGCAGTTTTGGCGCCTGTTACAGAAGCTCGTGAAGTTGTTGATAAGGAAGTTCGTCAAGTTATTGCCAAGTTGGGTGATGAGTTGGCAAAGGCAAAGTCTTACATCGACGGTCAAAATGATACGATTCAACGTTTGACGAATAAGATTGTTGTTCGTGGTGATGTTGAACCGATTACTTTGGATAAGTCAGATGTTGACAAGTTAATTGAAGGAGAAGTGATCTAATGGCTGAAAACACGCTAGAAGCATTGCAAACCATCAACCGCTACAACAGTGATGGTACGCTTATTACGTCATCTAAGACGTTTACTGAAGAACAAATTGCTGCCTGGCACGAGAAGCAGGTTATTCCTAGTTTGTCACCAATGTCACAATCAAAGTTGGGGCTGGGACAAGCTGGTCATGTACCTTCACAAGGTGTTGGTAATGTCGTACAACGTTTGACTGGTAATGCTGACTTGTTGAATGAATATTTTGAAGCTTATAACCAAGCTTCAGTGATGCTATTCAACAATGATTTGTTTACACACCCACTTCAAAAATACAAGCGTGCATACTCACCTATGGGTGGATTTGCTTTGGAGCAAGTATTTGACGCTGCAACTGAACATAAGTTCAATGTAAATGATGGCGGGTCACCATTTGAGCGTGCAAATGCACGTATGGCTGAAATTGTGCACAAGCACCGCTGGTCAGCTTACTTTGAAGTAACGTTGCAAGATACTTTCTCACGTCAAATGTTCACGACATGGACGCAATTTGATCAATGGTTGTATGGTATGATGCAATCATTGTATAACGGTGTGATTATTCAAGAGTACAACAACATGAAGCGTGCGTTGTCATTGGCTGTTTATATGGGTGATTCAATCATGGATGCTATTGTTGACCCTACCCCAGCTGATATTTTGAAGTCTATCAAGTATCACGCGCGTAACATGGCGAACCAACCAACTGACTATTACAATAAGTTGGGTTATTACCGTCAACCAGCTCGTGAGAAGTTGTCAATCATCACAACTTCAGCAACGGGTGTTGATATTGACGTGGATGTCTTAGCTAACGTTTATAACTTGGCTTTGGCAACACCTAATGAATTGATGACGTCAATTGACGAATTCCCTTCATTGTGGTTCTACATGACTGAGCACACGGTAACAGCTGATGACTTGGCACCAAATGCTGCCAACCACGGTGAACCAAACCTTGATCCACGAGAGTTCAAGGTTGGTGATATTGTAAAAGCTGGTACAATGGCACGTGAAAATGCTGCTGGTGCTACCAAGGTCTTTGACGGAACTAAGGTTAAGGCTGCAGTCTTGAACAAGGATTTCTTTGTCTTTATTGATCAATTAATGGCTGACGGTGAACCTAAGATTGCGTCAATTGTTGACCCACGTCACCGTTCAACTAACGTATTTGGTCACGTTGAGCAAATCGAATCTGTTTCACCGGCACAAACAAACGTCTTTATCACAGCTGAAACTGGTGATGCGGCAATTGTCATTGCTGAAGGTAAGGGTTATGCCGGCGGTGATTTGAAGATTAATGCACCCGAGTTGCAAATCTTCATGGATGAAGACACAATTGTTGCACAACCAAAGAATTAACAATTAAATAGGTGGGTCTCTCAACAACACCTAATCAATAGGTTGAAGCATGTTATACTTAATATGTTTCAACCTATTTTTAATAAATGGAGGAAAGTATTATGGCAGATAAGCCAACACCAATTGACACAACAAATGTTGATCAGATTAATAAGAACTTGGATGAGATTTACAATTCACTCGAATGGTGGCGTCGTTACCTCGGATTTGATGGTAACATTCCACGTATTTACTACCATGGCGGTGACCGTATTGAAGAGTTAATCGCACGATTACGTGGTGAAATTGCTTTTATTGCCAAGCAATTGGAAAACCTTGCCACTGAAGTAAAAGGTATTGAAGACAAGTTTAACGATTTATTGGCATATATTGACACAGAAATTGGTAAACAAATTAACGACTTGATGCCGGAAATTGTAGATAAAGTTGTTGCAGCAACCATTCAAAAGATTGAGGAAGATTTGGTTAAACCTACCCTTGGGATGAGTAATGGTATTCCAATGTTAATGAACATCATTTACAACGATGGAACTTGGAATTTTGAAAACACACTGGGTGCTAATTATTTGACTACAGCACAAACTGTTTGGAATCGTGTGGTGCAATATGCACACTTTGACGGACTATCAAATAAGTGGTATTTCATGCAATCAGATGCCAACAGCACATCAGAAGGATTCGTTGTTATCCGTGCTGATACGTCTGGTAACTTGATTGATCAAATGTATATTAAGAATGGTGGCCATGGGCAATCAAACTTCTTTTTACGTGGTAACACAGATGAACCGGTCATTATCTTTAGCAAGAATGGGCAGTTCTATATGGTTGGGTTCCAACCTAATACAACGGTTGATGCTAACACATTGACGCCAGCATTCCCTTACAAGCAACAACCGGGAGGTTCAGCTGCGTATGTTGAGCAAGCATCTGGTAACGCTATGGTTCACACATACAACGCGGGCATCAAGATGGTATTGGCTTATCATGCCGATTGGGACCCTAATTCACTCAAGATGACGTTTGATGATACACCAGCTGCAACCATTAACGTTGGGCAATATATTGATGATGGTGAAAACATCTTACAAGGAACAACTATGTTACCTAAGAATGCGGTAACTGGTGGTGTAGATGATGGACACTTCTTAATCTTCCTAGCTTATGGTGAACATCAAGTTAAGGCATCCATTTTGGTATTAGATTATGATCGCACAAATAACACGATTGAAATTGTCAAAAATATTGATGGACTATTCAATTTGTTACTGCAAAACGATTATAGTGAACGGGAGATTGAAGGTATTTCTAATTTCTCAATTGATACGGGTGTTAATGGTTTGCTATATGGCTTGACGTTTGTTAATGGTGGTGGACAGCCTAACAAGCGCCACAATACGATTTATGGTATTGCCAATTCAAATGCGTTGGTCGCTATGCGTAATGCGATCGAGATTAATGGTTATCAAAATCTAACATATGATATTGATATCAATGATACACGTAATATGTTGTGGTATTACAAGAAGCATGGTACTTATACTATCCGTGCTGCTGAATTCTCACGGTTCTTAGATACGCCAAAACGTATTCGGGGATTGAAGCAGGACAACGATTCATTACTTGAAAATACTATTCCAGACCAAAACGGTGATGTGATGCAACGCCTAATTATGAAGGGTTATGTGGCGGCTGAAGAAGTTTGGGAGCGTAGCATTAACTTTGGTGGTGGTTCTAACGTAGGTAGTGATTATAAACCTACTGTGATTGGGCCATGGAATTTAGTCACTACAAACCAAACACGTGCTGTTCAAGCATCAGCAAACCAAACGTCGTTCCAAACAACTGACGTTCCTGGACAAGTGACTTATGTCACACCGAATAAAGATGGATTTGATTATGAAGGTATTGATGCTAGTCAAGGGTATACGGTCTTAAATACGCAAATTGGGTACACAGCATCTGAACTGTCAATGAAACAAACTTTAATTGCCAACTCCAGATCATATCCCACAGAGTATACGCGTATGATTAGTGGTGTCCCTGACACGTATGGTAGTGGATTCTCAAGTATCACAAACATAACACCCTGGCACATGACGACACCAATTACACGTATTGGTGGCTTCACAATTTCAGAAAGCAGCTGGACTAGTGCTAATGTATCAGTGCGTTATAAGAATGGTATTGGTATTCTTGAGATTACCGCCACGCCAAGTGCAGTACCAGGTACAGATGAGTTCACGTTAGGTCATGTCACCACGACAAGTATTAATCCAGCTGGAACGATGTCATCGTACGGCACAATTATCGATGCAACAAGTGGGACTTCAGGTATTATGCGTATTGACAATACCGGAACTGTCTATATTAATATGGGATTCAGCCCAGCAATGACATCCGGTGACTACTTTGCTGGTAATATCATTTGGCATTATGATAATTAATCGGTTTGAGCATCTATCTAATGATAGGTGCTTTTCTGTTATAATTAAAATTAATAAGACAGGAGGATTTAACATGGGACTACAACGAGATTTTGACCATATGCGCTGGGCATCTGGCATGGATAACCGAATTACCCCAACATTAGAAGATATTATGAGAGCACAATATGTGGAGAATAATCCACAATATCGTGACAATTTGACCTTTGCTAATTTTCGTAACTCACATGAAGTGATTGAAAATACGTATCAGCAAATCGTCGCCTATATCGGATATAACAATTTTGATTTTTCAGATAATCAAGAGGTGAATGATAAGCTAATCCATGATTTTTGGGTCACATTTTTCACGCGCAATTATTACAAAGCGCTGAATTTTGAAACTTACGATCAATGGGCAACGATGTTATTTGCTAAGTTAAATGAATTAATGCCACTTTATAATACATTGATTAAGAAGCGTTTAACAGATATGTGGGTCACTCATGATGTGAATAACACAGGAACGGCTGCCGGTACAACAGAAGGGACTAATCACGGTGAAAGTGTCAGCAATTCAACTAATGATAGTAATGGTAAGTCATCAACTACCACTGACACAAACGGCACGGCAAATGAAAATGGTGAAACACAATCGGTTCACAACAACGCTTTTACGGATACCCCGCAAAATCAGTTAGCAATTTCACCATCTAACCCTGGGTATGCTAGTACATTGACGGGTGATAATACCGACGGAACTAGCAAATCTGATCGGACAGACACATCGCATGCCGAAACATTAGGTACAACTGAAAACCATGCAACGGGTAACGTAACTGGTTCAACTGATGGTAACACGACAGGTAAGACCAGCAGCAACACAACAGGGCATGATACCGGACGAGATTTTGACGTGTTTGTGATGACCCAAAACTGGGCAAACTCAGGGTATGGTGTGTGGTTAGATATTTTTGACCGATTAGATAAAGCACCTAACCCACTATTTTCACGAGTTAATATCACCAGTAAGGGACTAGAAATGCAAGAGAAACGTTATCCAACGTATCCAAGTTATCGCTGGTTCTATTAATGGAAAGGAAGTATCATGGCATTAATTGTTTATGAACAGCAAAAGAATAACGCCAAGATTTTGGTACAAAAGCTGCAAGCCAAAAAGGTTAATCGTAATGTGATTATTGCGCTAGTTGTTAATTCACTACATGAAAGCTATTTGAACCCCTGGACACTAGAGGGGGCGATCAACCCAGGGCCCCCAGCTGGCGCACAAGGTACAGGTCCTGGTGGTGGTTTGTGGCAATGGACACCATATGAAGGTAAGGTCACGTTAGGAGACTGGGATGGGCAAATTGATTTTATGCTTAGCGATGCCGGTCAGTATATCGCGCACTCGGCTTGGTGGGCATCAGCAGGTGTCACAGAACCAGCTAATAACTTTAATGGGTGGGCAGATTTTCTAGCCAATGCTGATAATTTGGATGCAGTCGCCTTAACACGTATCTTTATTGGTAACTGGGAGCGCCCAGGATATACGTATGGAGCAGAACGGTATAACCAAGCCCCTGCAGATGTACAAGAAGTTCAAGCCTACGTATCAGCCGGTGGTGGCGGTGTGTCCATGCCAATTCCACAATGGCCCTTTAATTATGCGGTTGCCTTTAATCAGCAACCCTATGAAGTCCACCAACCATCTGAAGGGTTCTATGACCACGATGCTAACCAAGCCTACGACATACAAGCGCAAGATGGTGGTAAGCAACCTTATTATGCACCAGCTGATATGACGACGATATATGTACTAGAATCTATGGCAACGCGTGTCTTGATGAGTGACCAAAAGTTATACTTTGCTGATGGACAAGTTGGCTATTTAGCACTTGATTTGGCCCACGATGAAGATAGTAGTAATTATGTCGTCGGTAAAAAATTTAAAGCTGGTGAGGTTATGGGCCATATGGGAAGTGCTGGAGCAGCAACGGGAGACCACGTCCACATGGCAGCAGCACGTTTTGCAGAACGCACGGAAGTCGTGCAATGGATTAAACAAGGACCATATTCTGCTATTGTAGGTGGCCAGATTTCAGAAATTCGTGGTGGTGATAATTTAGGAAATGTGACAAATGCTGTGACTGCCCCAGGGTTTCCTAATCCGTGGACGAGTGAAGAGCATGAGAAACAGTTAGGGCGTGTAACGTTAAATAACGTATTTAGTGTCACAGATGCACAAAAGGCTGGGATGACGAACAACTTTAGCAGTCACGTGAATATTGACGGGTTCAAGTATATCCAATCTGGTGAGGCAGACCCTACACCAACGCCTACCCCAACCCCTAAACCACCCAAGCCCAGGCACTTAAAAGCCCAGACAATCGCAGTAATGGGCATATTCAATAATTAGAAAGGAATACGCATGACAGAACTATTGTTACCAAAAACGTTGTACGTAATGCCATGGTCAGATGAAAACAAAGCAGCCGGTGAAACGTTATTAAAGCGTGTGACGTCAGCTGTAGCGCGTGACCATCTGACCCGTATCACCTTATTTTCAGGGTATACCATGGGGCATGACTTTAAGCACGTACTAGATTTAAAATCAGTCGCTGCTGTTGATAGTTGGTTATTAGCACATACGCGACGATTAGATGAATTTGTAGGAAGTTATCAACGGCGGGATGAAAAGGTCCGTTACCCAGGTCAATACGATACGATTAAGACGGCTAATTACATTCGAGTAGAAAACTTTTACGGCGAAAACAGTACGGATAAAATTGTGTGGTATGGCATGGTTACCAACGTGACATATGTCAACGATCATACAACTGAAATTGACTGGGTTACAGATTCATGGATGACGTTCAATAGCCAGCGGGTACTAACGTTTATCGGGGACACATTCGTTGAGCGTGCTCACGTGGATGATTTCACACAAGAAAATGAGCAGATTAAACTGGCAAATATTAACCCTGAATCACAAGCTATGGCGACATCACCACAAATTGCAGATATTTATGATTTGAATTTTGGTGGAAGTTGGTCAAATGATATTAATTTTGCGATTTACTGGTTAATGCCAAACTTCGGTGATACGTCACCATCTGAAAACCTACCTAATCAATCCTATTCATTTGAAGGAGCACCTAGCATGTTACAACCATTTGTGTTTGCTTATGATGTAAAGCGAAACATGACGGTTAAAATTGAAGTGAATTCTTCAGTAGGTACTTATTCAACCCAAGGTGGGACACCTGTTACGTATTTAATTGCTGCTCTTGCAACTGACCCTGATGTTGTGGGTCATCGTAATTTTGTCTCGGCTAATGCAACGGAATACTTTGGTGTAGCTTGGCGTTATGATGCCGCGAATAACAAGGTTGTCATTGACCACTGGGATAGTCCATCCGGTAACTTGACGTTTAAAGAATACAAGCCAGCCGGCCAAACTGATACCATGCTTTACTTTAGTGAATTGGTAAATGGACAGCGTATTCAAGCCAACTTGAAACTCTCAGCTTATCAGATGGCACGGGCGGCACAATTGCAAACGCTACAGCATGAAGGATATGGATCATATCAAATTCGTAACGTAAAAACGTCAATGACGCCGTTCACTGGGTTTAACCTAGTTGATGGATTTGGTGGGCGTTATGAATATGACACCAGTTATGTGAATTATGAAAACCCTAACCTACCCGTGACACTTAATCGCATCGGTGGGGCCGGTTATTCTAACAAGGTGCACACCGCAATTAATCGTTATAAGGATATTAGTAGTGACGATGAAACTGGTGCATTTACTAACTTGAAAACCATCACGCATGGTATTTTGCAAACAGAAGATAAACAGTTACCAATTGTTTCAGATACTTATGTTGCGACAAACGCTGTTAACGTTAACAGTAATAAGATGGTATACAAGAATGCACAAAACACCAAACAAAATAATCATTTGAGTAACCAAGCCACGTTAGCGAACATGAATACTAATCTTGGCGCGCAAGCTAGTCAGTTGAAAAACACCCAAGCAACGGCTCGTAAAACTATGGATATGAAAACTGGTGCTAACCTAGTTGAAGGACTTGGCTCAACATTTGGTGTTGATGTTGGTCGTGGTGCTGCCAATGCCGTAACAGGGGCTATTGGTGGTGCTTTAGGTGGTGCCGGTGGTGGTTTGTTGGGCGCTGGATTAGGAGCTGCTACGGGGGCTTATGGTGGATTTAATCAGGTTGCAATTCAAAACGCACAGTTAGGAAACGAATCCGCTAATATGCGAATTGGTCAAGCAGCCACGCGTGAAACCACTAAAAACAGTGTGCAAACATCTGAGATGATCGCCAATAATCAATATGAAAATGCCATTGAAAACTTCCAAGCACAGCAAGCAGATTTAGGGTTGGCAGCTGATAACTTGACACAGATGGGCGGGGACGTTTTCTTTAGTTATATGAATGGACTGAACCTAACCAAGTTGGTGATCACCACGGAAACGGCTCAGCGTATTATCCAAGTGGATAGTTATTTCACCATGTTTGGTTATAACGTCAACCAGTTGGTGAGCGAAGATGTAATGAGTGACTTTATTAACTCACGGACACGATTCAACTACATTCGTACTACTGGTGCCCGCATTGCCACGCGTGATATGCCAGAAAAAGACCGTCAAGCTATTGAGATGATGTTTGATGCTGGTGTGACAATTTGGCATGATACAGATAACCCGTTGAGTTATGGACCGATTAACCACCAGGTAAATATTTCTGGGATTGGTGCGTTAACTGAAACCGCTGCCTATCATACCCAATTGATGCAGTCACCTGATGTTAAGGATGCGTTTGTCACGTTCATGCAAAACCCCCAACAATCACTTACTGATGATCAAATCACCCGCTTAGATGTTGACGGAAATAGTATTGACCCAGTACAATAAATATAAGAGCTCCGGTGGTATTCAGTCGCGGGGGTGTCCGCATCTCATCCGTTAACGTTCGGCGTCGTGACATCTTTTATGTGAGAATTCGTTGCTGTTATCTTCGGTCAGCCGCCCTGTCAGTTCCATATGTGGAATTGTCAGGGTCTTTTTGTGTTATAATAAAGAATTTCCAACTTTGCCAAAGTGGGCCTCAAACCTCCTGACAACCATCAACGTGTGGTTGTCTTTTTTATTGCAAATAAAAACACCTGAACGATTAAGTCCAAGTGTTTGATAATTATGCGGTTGCTTCGCTAGTCGAGGCAATTTCAAATTGTGGTGCAATATGCAAATCAGCCATTGAGCTGGCAATTTCAGGGTTTGCTGATGCATATGAAGAATTTGGCACAACTGTAACCGTAGCTGATGCCGTATTACCAACTGACCCACCAGATGCTGACCCCGCGATGAATGTGTTACCACCAGAATATGACGCTGTAGAATCAAATTTAATAGCAGTATCACCCGCTGTTGTGTAACTAATCGTATAAGCTGAATCAGCACCAGATCCTGCACCCAAAACAGAACCGTCGGCCTTAATCTCGATTTGCGTTGTGGCAGCCGCTGAACCATGCAACTCAACAGGATTAGGGGTAGCTGTGACAGCTACTGAATGTTCAGGCTTATCAGGTGCTAGTGAGTTAACTACCTTCACCAAACTTTCTAGCGTGTCAGCAATAACTTGCCGTTGTTCATAAGACCATGGCACTTCGCGAATTAACTTCTTATCGTGCTCAGTAAATTGAATCATAATATTTCTCCTTTAATTAAGATACTTCCATTATACCTTATGGATGCACGTCAGCGGTAACAAACGTTAAGCTAGCTGGTAACCAAGCACCGCTACTTAACGTTGTGACTTGTGTGTTTGTCCCATAGCGTTGAATAGCTGCCCAGCCAGTCGGATAAATGTGCAATAACCAAATGTTTTGTCCAGATCCGTGACAGACTGCATATACTTCCTGCGCTGGCTTATAGCCGTCAGCAAGTTGAAACATACCAACTTCAGAACTAGCTGAACTGAATGTAATGTCAGCCGTATTTTTCATCAAACCCGTGACAAAGACCGTGTTACCATTACGATAACTTCTTAGTTGGTTAGCAGATGTCGTGCCGTAATTACCAAAATTATCTAAATAGGTAACGTCAGCTTGTACCGTAGTTGATGCACCTTCAGGACCCTGTGGTCCTTGTGGTCCTGTATCACCCTTGTCGCCTTTAGGACCAGTTTCACCAGTAAGTCCTTGTGGGCCAGTTGGACCAGCAACACCAGCGTCACCTTTATCACCTTTAGGTCCCTGTTCACCGGCAGGTCCTTGTGGGCCAGTTGGACCAGCGTCACCTTTATCACCCTTATCACCTTTAGGTCCCTGTTCACCGGCAGGTCCTTGTGGGCCAGTTGGACCAGCGTCACCTTTATCACCCTTATCACCTTTAGGTCCCTGTTCACCGGCAGGTCCTTGTGGGCCTGGTAATTTAGATGACTTAGCAAGTGCTGATAATGTTTTTGAAATCAGCATTCGAGATTCATACGATGTTGGTGTTTGCATGATAATCTTTTCATCTTTAGGTGTGAAATTAACGCCTATATCATCTCCAATTAATCGGGCTAACCATTTAAACATTATCTTCACCCCCGTTATTTTCAGCCGGCTGTTTGCCACCTAGATCTTTAATTTCTTCGTTGGTTCCCGTAGTTGCTACCATATCAGTAAACGCAAACTGCACGTCAATTGGCTTTTCTAGTTCATTTTCAAATCGCTTATTGATCAGCTCAAATGCACGTCGTCGTGGGTTTAAATATATACGAGATGCTAAACTAATCAACGCGTTATTTGATTCAGCTTCAGCCTTTAGTACACGTTCACGCTTGTCAATCGCTGGGTTATTAATACCGAACGTCGTTAGGAACTCACCGAACTTGTTATTACGGGCTGTTTGCAAGGTTGGCTGAAAATCAGGCACGTTTGGTGTGAATGGTGCCATGCTAGTTGGATCATAGTCTTTCGTATGTTCAATCACTTGAATACCAGAATTCCATTCCATCCACGCCATCATACCGTCAATTGCGCCAGAATCACCTTCAACCATCATCGTTGATTTGAAGTAATTACGATTAAGTAAACTCAACCGATCAATATTCGCAATATCACCTGCAAACATTTCAATCGTCTGCATATCTGTTAAGGTAGATAAACCATATAATGATGCATCCTTATTGACCACAATAACATAATCACCCTTAGTCGGATCAGCAGGGTCAATTGGTTCAAGCTTCTTTAAATCTTCATCATCCAGCCCAAAATCATAGAATTCAGGCGTGGCAGATACCAATCCCGTTGTCAGTGTCGGACGGATTTGTTGCAGGTTATCTTGTCCTTTACCGTTCACATACCCCAGTACACGCAAGGCGCCATTCACAAAACCAACAGCCACCCCCGCATACCCATTAATGAAAGATTGTTCCATCAAATGAGCATTAAATGAGACCGGCGCATCGCGATAATCAAATCGATTGATGTACAGATTAATAAAGAAATCGCGCATGTAGCTGTAACGCTGCAGGTAATATTGTTTACCACCATCTGTATTATCCAAAAATGGTAGTGGTGCTTCCACCTCTCCGCTGGCATTTTCACCCCAGAGCATGTCACTTCGTGTCTTATGACTCATGTTAGTCCTCCTAGAATAATTTATTAATAAAGTGTGTGAGCTTCTCACGTGTTGCCTGACTCGTAAAATACAACCGACCACTGCGGGCATACTTCACGAGTGTAGATGGCAACGCGTGCGCTCGCATAGAATCACCCGTAAGAAAGTTGTCACTATACGTTACGGGACTATTATCATTATAACCTGAATCCACAATATACCCTATCTTATCCGAATAAAGCACGTACTTTTGTTCATCAATCGTAAAATTATAAACTGGACGACTGTTACCCGTTAGTTTATGAATAAAGTCTACTGAGTAACCATATGCATTTGATAGATCAGCGTTACCGCCAGCCGTTGCCAAAGCCAAAGCCCCCGACAAATTAGCATTCAAGACGTCAGATTCATCTGGAATAATATTCAAAATTAAAATAGTAATCGTGGTCTCGCTACCATCCATATTTTGTAGCTTAATCTTCTTACGCCAGGTTTCTTGTTCCTGATTTGGAATGTACCCAAACGCTTCAAAATACGGGTTAATAATCGATCCCGCATTTGAGAGCATATAAACCCGCACGTCGTCACGTTTACGCATTACAGTATTGAGTAACGCACGGAACCGACCAAATTCATTCGGTAGATAATTTGTACCATCCGTAATCTGAAACTCATCAAACAAAATATACTTAACGTTTGGATAGGCAACTGATCGGCGTACTGAACCCGACAAATAGATCAACCTGAACGCTGTGAACCACTTAATCGCTGAATAATCTAACTCGCCTTGTTCATCTAACACCTTTTTACCAATATCAATAAATCGTGAATTACGCTTACGAAAGACAAAATCTGCAAACTGCGGTTCATTCCAAATGTCACCTAAAAAGTTTGCGCCGTCATTGTCAGTTGCTTCTAGCATCTCAATTTGTTTGCGCGTAATCAGCATACCTTCTACTTCACCTAAATGCTTGGTGATGTCAATTGTCATATCTTTTAAGGTTGAATAAGTCTTACCAGTTCCACGTGGACCAGTTAACATGTTTAGTTCTGCGTTATATGACTTAATCTTTTTAAAGTTGATGTGCTTCAACCCGTTCTTTTCCGTAACAATGTATTTACTACCCATGTTACACCTCCCTATTTAATCGTAAACGTTGTGGGTTGCAAAACCAAGCCACCAGGCCATTGTGTAGGGACAAGCTTTCCCGTCAGCTCCAGCCCAGCCTTAAAGTTATCAAAATCAATCTGTGACCACTGATAAGGTGTAATCCCGGCACCACCAGTTTTCTTTTTATCATCAAATTCATATTCAAGATAGTACAACTTAGAACGAATATAGCGCCCGCGTACAATTTTACCGTGTCCCGTGTCTGTTTCGTCTTTCCAAAACCCTAATTTAGTGGGGTGCTCAGGGATTGTATCAGGGGGCAAGGTCCCAATGGTGTGCACAGAATCCGTATCAGAATATACATATTGCGCCCCAGCTTGCATGGCAGCCGTAATTGTACGCTGTCGCACATAAGCCGTCACAAATGCCGCATATGGGACATAAACTGGCGCTGTGTATTCTGTTGTGTGTTCAAACGTCAGAATCCCATTTTTGAATACCGGAATATCCGAAATTTGTTCTTCTTTAGAACCAAACTTACCATATGAACTGTTCATTGATAACTTGGCTTCTGTTCGCTTCCCCTTGTTGCCTTCTTCAGTGGCTTTAATCTTCATCGCCATATAATCTTCTATGAAGTCACCCAACGTACCCACACGCGCTTTAAATAGTATCGTTTCATGAACCGTTAGTTTTAAGACGTCATAGTTAGCATAGATTAAGTCAATATCAACATCAGTGAGCACCAAGTCTTGGTTCACTAACACCCGTTGATATTCTCGGGGGTTGATGCCCTTGACGCCTTTAATTTGAACAGTAGGTACATAATTCACGCCTTGCTTTAACACTGCATCAATTGTCACAGTTTTAATTGCTACTTCTTTTTCGCGGTTATACTCATAATCACCTTCAATCGTCACAGGCGAGCCGTATGGTAACAACATGTTACGCATTGCCCAAGGATAGCCAGAGTTTAGATCGTAGACGTGTATGTCGTGGACTTCTTCTAACTGGTGCAGGGGGTTCACATAACTAAACCCACCGCGATAAGCTGCATAAGCGAGTTCATTCTCATAAGCAGATAATTGCGGGAACGTATCCGTGAAATCAGGCAGATACTTCTTTTTGATGATATTCAAAACGGATGATGCAATCGTCATCTTTTTAAAACCAGCTTCTTTAGTAAATAATAGTCCAGCTTTTAAAATCAAAACATCACGCCGCAAGTAAGACCATTCATTCTTATCCGGACGAAATCCCTTGCGTCGCTTCTTATTATAATCAATTTCGCCTTTGCTAATTGGTAGCCCCAAAGATTTTGCAATTCCAGCAATTGACATTGGGAGTAGCTTCAGCGAATCGAATATTTTTACAATCGTGCTGTTATTAAAGCGTAGTGATATATTAAACCAGCGCCCTGATGAAATTAGAGTCGTATATTGCCCTGGTCCTAAATCTTTTGGTTTAGCATCTACCCACACAAACCCCTGTTTGTTGAGTTCGTTTAAAATATAACTTCCATCAAACTTTAGGTTATGAAAATAGATTTTAGGACTTTTATCTAAAAACGAAATCTTTTTAAAAGCTGCAATCATTGACTTACTTGATAATCCAGCTTGTTCTTTTACTTTAGCGATATTTCCATCAACTGACACGCCCATCCAGTGCCAAACACGTGTATAATATGATCGCTCATTTCGTTCCGTCTCCGTATCGAATGCGTACATACTCATTAATACCACGCCCCCAACTCAAACCCAACGTATGGCTCTAATGGTGACCCTGAACCACGCCAACCAGGATAAACAGTATCCGCAAAATCTTCAATGAACCCATTAAAGAACGCTGCGATACCTGCGGTATCAAATTCCGTGTTCATCGTTTGGAATCGTCGGTCAGCTTGATATTGTTCCCACGTCATTTGCAAGGTATCATCAAACGCCTTTTGTTCTTTTTGAAATTCAGCTGCGCGATTAACTGGTTGTTTCAAATCTTCAGTTGTTAAACGTGCAGCAATCAACGGATTTTGCAACGCTTTTAACAGTGAGGTATTTTCACGTTCTTCAACGTTTCGGTCACCCCACGCTTGACGCTCCCGCTTATTTTGCTTTTGGATAACATCACGACGTTGTGCCGGTGTACGAATTTCACCCACAAACACAGATGACCCCTTTTTAAGCAATGAGACAATCTTACGCTGATTACCTTGCGATAATAGCTTAGGGGTTGCCCCAGGTGCACCAATTTGGCGTGCTAGCATCTCACGCACATCACTGGTTGATAAACCTGCTGACTTTGCCAATTCACGTGTACGACGTGCAATGTAACTTGAATCTGCCATATTTATTTCTCCTTTAGTTTTCATAAGTGATTGTATAATAAATATAACATACTTCTTATAAACAAAAAAGACCCAACCATCACTGGTTGGATCAGATAAACCCGATAGAAATCGGATAGCGGGATAACACTTGGTGCGACGACTGTTTTTTCTTCGTTCCGGCTTTCATAACGTGTTAGACCTATGGATGAATTCTTTTCGTGTGTGGACTTTCACCACTCAAGAGGTGCTTTCAACCCGCGCTGTCGATGTCCTGCCACCGATAAACCCGCCGTCTTTATTCTAGCAGTAGTTAGTCAGACCGTTATCACTTGCGTTGGTATTATTATAGTTGTTATTTTTCTTATAGTCAATAGTGAGTTTTTAGGGTGTTAATTAGTCAGTTTTCAGTCAGTGATTTGCCAGTGCAAACAAAAAGCCTGGGAGTTACCAACCCAGGCACCAAAACAAAAAGTGATTTTTCCTTAATCATCTTTTCTTGTAACTTTTATGTCGTTCTAAATTTGCACTTATGAAAACAAATTCAGTTAGAAATTAACCAGCCGATTCAAGCTTGTAATAAATATAACATAGATAATATTTATAAGCAAGACTTAGAAAGCAATTGAATTCAACGCTTTTGCTGCCTTGTCCGCGTCAGTGATTTTGATGGTCTTAATGAAATACGTCCCATCGTCACCAAAATCAAACATCATGCCAGCATAATCACCTTTACCAGTCGCAATCGTACCATCAGCCGTTGCCCAGTATACCAAGTGATATTGTGAGACAAATCGTGACTTAATCAAGTTACCGTTGTTAAACGCGTAGTATTTACCCATGTGGCCGATAATCCCATTTGCACGGGTCTTAAAGCCCTTGTCACTAAACCATGCACCACCCTTAACCCAAACGTGTTCGCCATCAATATTCTTCACAACAGTTCCCTCCTTAGCAGCATATGCCTGCCATGTTAATTTATCACCATAAAACAAATCCAAGTCTAAATCACCATTCCACCCAGCGATACGACCCAAGTTTTCATATTGGAACATCACTGCATTTTCCCATGATCCAATACCGTTTCCATCAGTCCAAGGGTCCGTTTGCCAACCTTGCGGTGTGTTGTCAGCATACTGTGCAAACCATAGTCCATAATCCTTGGAAACTGATGACCAGTCATTTTGTTGTGCCACGGACTTACTCATATAAATAATTGGTCGTACACCCGTTTTCTGGTACACACTATCAAGCCATGCCTTCGCATATTGTACGTTTGATGTGTCAGTCGCCGTATCTGGGTTACCCTCCCAATCTAGCACCAAAATACCTTGACCAATATAGTCTTTAATTGAGTTAACAAATGTACGCGCTTCTAATTCAGCACCTGATGCTGTATCAACAAAGTGATAGAACCCAAACAAACGTCCTGCTGCTTGTGTAGATGCGAGTTGCTCACGCCAGTAAGGTGATTCATAATAAGCACCTTGTGTCGTCTTAATAACAACACCATCAGCGTTTGTACCAGCAATATCAATACCACCTTGAAAACTTGAAATATCAATCACATTAAGCATTTTTATTAATCCCTCCACGTTCTTTCTTTGCATCAATTTCATCGCTAACTATATTCTCGACCCAACTTGGAATTGTATAGCCAGCCAATTTTGCGTTCGCAATAATTGAAATCAACATCCACTTACCAATAAAATAAAAACTAATTGAACTGATCCAATCAAACGCAACAATTTCTTCATGCGTTAAATACTCTAACAAAACCTTAGCTAAATAAGTAAACAACACAAAACTAGCCAATCCTGATTGTAACGCCAAGCCTTTTAAAGCAGCTTTACTAATTCGCGGTGTACCATTTTTAAGCCGCCACTTATTACCCAATATCGTATCTAAATATACAGCTAACAACAAGATAAAAAACTCAGATAGTCCATTTAAGTTGCCCATGATAAATTTCATAATGTCTATGAAGTCAGAATCCATTATTCATCTCCTTTTAATATAAATAAAACCCTACTGATTTAGTATATACCAGTAGGGTGGGTGTGTCATTTAGTTATTTTGGTATCATTACTATCAATATGCAAGGACTTATAAGCTTCATTTGATAGCGTCATTTTATTTTTGCGCCAAATCCCGTATTCATCTTCAATATACATATAAGTGGCATTTTTCAATGCAAAATGATACAGTGCTTTACTGTCAATAATTAACTCAACGCCATCAGAAGTGTCATAAAAATGTATACCATCTTCTTCGATATTTTCCCAATGCTCATAATTTCCTTCATAAGCATCTCCACTAGCGTAGATGTGACTCTCGCCAATCCCTTTGTAAACTAAATAATTGGCATTACGTAAGTAATTTGTTGCTTGTGGGTGATTTGTTTCAAAATCGCGTTCCTCTAGATATTCCCTAAGTTTCATTATTCTACCCTCCTATATTGCAAAACTGAATGATATGGTATACATATTATGTTACCGTCAAAAGTTTTGATATTTAACACTATATTACTTAATTCACCTTTTGATATGCACATTTCTACAACATCATGTTTTGGTATATCTAAATCGAAAATATTGCGTTGACTTACTTCAAAATATTTTATTGTATCACCGTGTGATACGTACACCTGATCAATATAAATTCTATATGACATATTATTCTCCAAACTCCCAAAGTGTTAACAATAAACCGATTACAACTAACATAACCCCCATAATCATTTTCAACGGACTATCTTGCAGAGTTAACAACACTCCGTAAAAACCTAATGTTGCACCCAGGTAATTTGTTAGGACGTTTTGCGTGTGTTTTGTCATTTAATCTACCTCCGTCATGATCATGTATCGTTCTTTAGTGTTATCCCAGGGATAATTTGTTGATGTTGAATATTCAATCGTTGCACCGTACACACTTTGAATATCATCAATGTGTTGTTTAACAAATTCAAAAAGCGGATTGCGATTATTAATAGCAATGATTCGCATGTTTGAACTTGCAGCTGCTCGCATTAGCGATTTAAATGATTCCTGTTCAGTCATTATTTACCCCAAATTCTAACGCTGCTTGCCAAGTACCAACGATGGCTGCTAAACCATTGCGTGTAAAGGTCATCTCCATGATTTTATTTTTCTTCCGTGGATACTCCTTGACTGCCTTGATAGTAAACGTACCATCTTCATTTGGAGTCAATCCGACAATAGATTCAATTACACCTTTTTCAGACATTGCTACATTTTCAAACTGAGCCATTATTCTTCCACCTTTCATCTATCAACAAGACCTTGTGTCCGCTGCCGACGACTTCGGCTATTCGCCGAACGTTCCCGTGACAGTAACTTGTTTTC